CTGGTGCAGTAGTAAATGCAAGTGTAGTGGCGTTAGCAAATGTAAATGCAGTTGTAGCAACCGTGTCAAGTGTTACCTTGACATCAGCTTGCTTGATGTATTCAAATGTAAATGAATAGTTCGTTGTTGAACCATTCCCTGTGTATGTAGTTTGTGTAGTTGCCATTGCTCATTAATAAGTGAAATTTTGCTCCATGTATTCCAAATATTCCTTTGCTTCTTGTGTGTGGCCACCGCTTAGGAAATTTCCAACCGTTTCTAGTACTCTTCCTTTTCTTTGGATACTTGTTAATGAATCTGATGAATCCATTGCTTTACGCATTGCCAGCTTTAATTCGTCATCTAAGGCTTTATGAACACTCGCAAATTGACTCGGGTCTGGATCTAACCCAGCTGCCTCTGCTTCTCGATACAACTTACGAAAGGTTTCTGCTGGATACCTTTTCATTACTCGTTGGATACCCTTTTTAAATAATCCCATTTCACCCATTTTACTAAGTATCTCTGATTGAACATCACCTGGGAGTTTGTTTCCCTCCCCATCAGTGCGTAATGTTGGTGCACTATCGTATTCAATATTATAGAGATAGTCTTTTTCTGGACTTATTTTTCCATTGATTTTCCAGGGTGTATAGTTATTGAATACACGTGCAAAGAAATTAGTTGGTACACCTACTTCCCCGCCATCGATATAATCGTATTCGGTTGGTAGTGCGGATTTTAAACCTGGTAATCGATTCTGTACCATTGCACTAAACTCGTTTTCTACAACCTTGCGACCCGGATCCATCAGACGTGCAATCTCTGCAAACTGACTAGATCCTCTAAGGGTTGCTGCACTTAAGAAGCTTGATGTCCATCTATTAATGGCACCTGTATCACCACGTACTACATCTAGGAATGGTTGTAATCCAGCAGTCATCTGCTTTTGTGTAAACGAAGCTGCTACTACAAATGACATCTTCTTAAGAAGTACACCCTCTTCATGAGCAGACAACGTATCCATGTTGTCCATGATGTCAGCAGTTAACGCTAACCAGTTTGTAAGTGGTCCTAGTCCTTCGTAAGAGGTATAACTTCCGTCAGGATTTTGAATCGAACGACGTGGAATACCTAATTTATCCCGAGTTTTTTGTACTTGTCTGTTGTAATGACCATTGCCTGTTAGGCGATCATTCATAAACAAACCTACAGCCCCTGTTACTGCAACGTTTCCTAGTGCTCTACGTCCTCTAAGATCTGCTTGAATCTCGTTGTACTTAGCTCTTACATTTTGAGGAGTAACTTCGATACCCCTAGCTGACAGTAATTGTTCAACTTCAGGTCCACTAACTTCTTCAAATGGTCGCTTAAAATCACTTGAATCCTTAAGGAATAACCTCATCGGATTAGATGGCCTATAGCTGAGAGATAGTGCAAGTTCATTAAGAGGAGTCTTAGTGAACAGCATGAATGGCTTTAGAATTGGTGCTCTATTAATGACATCAGATAACATCCGTGTAGCAGAGTTCTCTAAGTTCATAGAGATCTCTCCAGAAATCTTCTGCACTGCATCATTGTTGATGATACCTTTATCATTAAACATCTTCTTATAGAAGTCTGCGGCTAATGCATCAGCCTTAGCTTCATCTAATGGTAACTTACCACCATTTGTTACTACATCAAATGCATTAGCTCGTGCTTCTGCCGTAGCAATCATTGACTGTGTAAAGGCATCAGTAGCCTGCATTGAGCGTGTGCCATACCGTAGCCATGGGTGATTAGCTAAGTCATTCATATCACTTACTTGTTGCATCAATGCTTGAGGTCCATATTCCCCTTGTGTTGCTTTTGCAGAAGCAAATGCATTAAGTAAATCAAGTTGTGCTTGGTTCTTTAATCCAAGATCATCACGTGTTGAGATTACATGTGGATCAGTTGCAGACCTTTGAAATACTTGACCCATATATTCCGTCGATTTACTGACGGCTTCCTGCATGTTCTTGTATTGATAGATACCCCGTCGTACAGTCTGTTTATCCCCACCGGGCAGCATTGCACCACCGATAATCCTTAGCGGTCTTTCTACTAGCAAATGCGTAGCAGAAATTCTTGCTTTAATAGGTGTAGCTAATGCACCAAGTGTTCCGTTATACAGGTTCGCATAGAATCCTTTTAAGATTACAGAAGGGATCTCTGGATTTAAATCAATAAATGCTTTTCTTAGTACTCCAGTCGATTGCTTGACGTACTCATTAAGAGCTGCAATTGTCTTAATGTTTCCATCAGTCATCTCATACCCCATAATTAATGGAGCTAGCATCTCAGGTTGCTCTTGACTAATAGCACGTAGATTATCAATTGTCTGTTTAGACTCTTGTTTAATCTTCTCCATTGCTTTGAGAGTGCCGTTCTTTTCGTCTTTAATTAAATTCTCAAGACGTTTAGTTTCAGCTAGATCATATGCTTTCGATCCTTTAGCAGTCATCCTGTTCCATAGGTTCAGCTGGTTTAAAGCCTTACCACGTACGTAGGATGTCATACCTTTCTGTGCCATCAAGAACTCAAGACGGTCCAAGATTTGTTCTTGTGCTCTATCAATGGCTGCTGTGCCTTCAGTAAGGCGCATACCTTGTGCCATGTCAGATACTTGACCACCTAATGATGTAGCTACATATGCTTGTGCTCTAGTTACATCCATATTTACAAAGTCATCCATGTAGCTTTTAATAGCTCCCATGACGCCTGCATAAGCTTCGCTAGTTAGCTCTGGTGTTTTTGTATCTACATTTCTACCTTGATATACAGAACCAGGATAGATAGTTCTTTGCAGCTCTTCAAGATCCATCTCATAGAAGTCACTAGCTAGCTTGTTGCCAGTCTCCATGACCTCTGCATGACTGATGTATCTACCAGAGGCTGTTTCGTAACCGTATTTACCAGCGTCTTTAAGACCTTCTGCTAATCCTTTGATAATCATCTCTTGATTACCAGATGCCTCTAGACCAAATTTCAAAGCACCTTCTGACATGACACTACCGACACGTCCGTAGACACTATCTAGATTCTTATCGATACGTACAGCATCAATAGAAGCACCAACAATACCAAGATCATCTACTGACCTAATACCTTGTTCGGTATAGTCATACATATCGTGGTAGCCGAATACAGCATCATTAGGATCAGCTTGTTTTGTCAGGTTGTAACCACCAACTTCGTCTAGCTCACCTGCACGTTTAGCAGCTGATGCTTCCACTACTTCTTCAGGTGTGTTTTTAATTTCTACGTTTTCTTTAAACCAGTTAGCTGCTTTCTCATTCTCAGGAATATGCCTTAATGATTTTGCAGTACCAACTTTACTGGTAACCCATTTAACCGCACCTTGTAGAAAGTCTGTACTAAATCCTAAATATACTCCTTCAGTAACGTTCTTCATACGTTTAACGTCAGGGCTATCAGAATCTAAAGTTGCGATATTATCTGGAATCCATGCAAATGTACGAGGCCATGCCTTCTTAAGCATTCCTGTGGCATTGTCATCTGTTTCGTTGAACTCAACTGTGTAGTCAACGCCTGCACCCACTCCGGCTGAAAATAGTGTATTGCCCATCCACTTGACGGCAGGATCAGCTAAGAACTTTACATTCTTTGCCTTTGATGCAAGTACAGCTGATCCTTTACCCTGCAAGAGAATCGTAGGCAAAACTACAGAACTTAGTTCTCGAACGCTTTGTGCTACTTGACTTTCAAATTCAGGAATCTTACGTGCTTCCTGTCGTGTTACTAGATTAAATGCATCGACTGCAAAGTCTGCAATACCAGCACCAGCTGCTGTTTGTAGTTCAGTCAGTTCAGGAGACAGGAGAGTCGCACCAGCAAGTGCTTCCTCCCTTGTTTGTCCTCCGATTGTTTTCTCTTCTTGTACAGGACTAGCCTGTACTTCTGGTTCTGCCTGTACTGGAGCCGTAGCTTCAGGTGCCGCGATTTGTGGTTCCGGTTCCGGTTCAGCTAACTCTCCTTGATAATATTCAAGTTCTGATTGAAGTCTAAGTTTTTCCTCATCAGTTAGTTCTGGAAGCGTACCTCCTGTTAGCTGTTCATCATAATCATTCACTTAGTTTACTCCAAACTGTTTCTGTGCTTGTTGGTAGTATTCCCATAGAGCTTGTGCACTCTTTGCCGATTGTCCTGGGTAGTACGATTTGCCGTCAGCTTTTGGTAATGATGCCCATTCAGGCGCTAATGGAATCAAGAAATTGTTATTAAAATCTTCAAAGCTTGTGTACACTCTGTCAGGATCAACTCCCCTTCCTGCTGCTAATTCACGACCTGCCATTTCCTGTGATTCTGGTCCAAAGTTTTGTAGACCTAGTTTCTCAGAAACTCCTGTCCAGGTATTTGGCATAAATTGATAGGCACCAGCTGCAGCAGAGTCCAATCCATTAGATGAAATTACTTCATCAGGATGTCTTGAAAAGTCATCGAATGTACCACCACCAAATTGAACGTTATAGCTAGCACCTTCTGCAAATTTCAGTACAGCACCAGCTGCTGACCATGCAGGTGTTTGTTGTCCTGCCGGTGTAGGGATTGCATAACTGCCTCTCCTAGCGGCTGTAGACGCGCCTCCCCTTGCTCTGTCTGGCCGTAAAGCTACTCCGTATGTATTTCTAATCAACGGCATCCTCTCTGGTTTGATGCTGTTCATCATGCTTCTAAATGACGAAGCATCAAATTCAGCTTGGTCTACTCCAGGAAATGCTGATGCAAGATACTGTTGATATTCAAATGGTGTTTGATTTACAGCAGCAGCAGCAGCTAAAAATAACGCTGGTATTTCTTTCCCCATCATCATTGCGTCAGTACTCTCCTTAAATAATTCCGGTCCTATTGCTTGTGCATGTCTACCTTTGTTTGCACCATCAAGTCTTAAAGTACGGATTCTTTCATTAAATTCATTTATTTGTTTTTCTGTTTTAACGGCTTCTTCGTCATCTTTCACTCTACGATTTAAACCATTTGCAAAGTTTTCAGTTTTATCAAAGTGAGCATCAATTTCTGTTCGTGTTGCTCCTAAAGCAATAGAATGAGCTTGATCAGGAGTTGCCCCTTTACTTATATTTGCCCAGTACTCAGTGTTATAAGTACCTTTCCAATAATCAATTTCATACTGCATTCCATCTTTTGTGATGAACGATGAAGCAGCTTTCAAATTATTATTACCTTTTATTTGTTCTTTAATGTATATTGCTGAGTCTTTATATCTTGGATTTTGTCTAGCTTGATCATTCAGTCTTGCGCGACTAAGAAGGCTTGGCATACCATTAACTTCTTGACTCACTGCTGACATACTTAAACCTAGATCTTTTAGGTCCTGTTCTCCTGCACCAGCTTCAACTCTTTGTAATGCAATTGGAACCATTTGTGCCATTGATTGACCACTTATAGTCCACTCTCTTGCAGCCTCTAGTTCAGGTGATGTGAAATCTGGTCTGATACTTTTTTGTTCTTCTAAATGATCTTCAATCATTTCCATCGTCAGATCTTCACCAGACTCCATTACTGAATTTAAAAATCCAACAGTGTTGGAACGTAATTGACGTAATTCAATTTGTTGGTTTTGTGTGAATTTGGTGTTTGCTTTAGCTTGTAGACCATTTTTATAATCTACTAGCTTGGCTACTTCAGCAGTACTGCCATAGTCTTTTAACAAGCTACGTTGTACACCATCAGACCCTTCAAAGGTACTTCCCATAAAGTCTTCAAGTTGTCTGTCAGTCATCTGACCACTCTTATGGCTATTGATTGCCCAATTAATTGCCCATTCCCTTTCAGCCTTTTTATCTACTGCCTGACCTACTAAGCCATGAATTGCATTTGCTTGTCCAGTATTTAAGGCGTTATTGTATAAAGTTATTTTATCGTTATTTAATCCTTCTCTTCTTTGATTTTTTCTGTCAGTTTGTAATCCATTTAATATTCGAGTTTCAATGCTGCGTACTTTTGGCGCAATAATTGTACCCATGATTTCAGCACTTAACGGCCTATCATTGATCGATAGGTTAGACACCCATTCACGTGTAAAATTTTTAATGTCTAGTATTTGTTCGTCGGCTGATTTGCCTAGGTTTTCTGCTGAAAATGCATTGACTGCTGTTTCGTATTCACCGACACTATTAAATGCTAGTGCCTTATTATCTACCCAGAATTTAGAACCTCTTGTTTTGTATTGATGAGTATAGAGTGCATCAATTTGATCTTCAGACCATCCCTGTGATTCTAGTGAAGATACATATTCAGTAGCTCTAAATTGTGCTAAATCTAGATTTGCATTAAGTGCTAAGACATTTTTTAGGGTTCCATGTGATAGACCGTGCTCGTAAGCAGCAGCACTGGCAGCTTGCCTTGAAGCTTCATCTTGTTGTTCCTTAATCCCTGCAATCATCTCAATCCCTTTAGGGATCATTTCAAGCAAGGAGTTCATCTTGCTTTGTTGAGGATTATTCGCTCGAGACTTAATTGCCGCTATTTCACCTTGATAGTCTCGGTTAATAGCATCGATGTAGTCTTTTCTGTTTTCAGTCTCTAGCTTAAAATTTTCTTCTCTACCAAGTTGTTCTCTACCCTGAGCAAATTTCTGTGCTCGAAGATAGATTTCCTCTTGCTCTTTTTCAAAGGCACGGGCTTTTTCCATGCCTCTGATTTTCTTTTCAGCAGCCTTAATAATCTTGGCAGAGTTATCTGGTACTTTTAACTGATTGGCACCAAAGTTGCCCTCTGATGCCATTGCTCTGTATTTAGCCATTTAATAAATTCATAATTTAATAACCGCCTGGTCTTTGACCGCCGCCGCCAGCAGCCCATCCAGCACCTTCTGGTGCCCTATTACCTGCATAACCACTGCCTCCGCTGAAGATTCCTGAGAAAGCAAGCTGTTGAATTCCGTTCATAATTGTTGGAACAACTCCTCCACTTGTAGAACCCGATGCTCCTACTGTTTGTCCGGCTCCTCGTTGTGGTTTTGGTGGTGCTTTATATTCATAGATGTCTTGATATTCTGGACGCGGTAGTGAAATAGGTTCAGGTAATGGTGGGTTAATCTCTGGCTTCATTCGGATTGACGCTAGTGCTTGCCTATCGGCTTGTAGCTGATCTAATTTAATCTGATTTTTTACACTAGTATTTCTAGCACTTACATTATCTCTTGTAGCTACAAGCATAGCTTTGTCCAGGATAAGTTGTTCATTCATTGCACCTGTTTGAATTTCAATATCTTTCAAGTCATAATCAATTCCCCTTAAACCAAACATTAATTCTTCAGCAATCTGTGCTTGATTTGCACCAGACTCAGCAATTGCAGCTTGCATTGCTTTTGCACTTGATCTACCGGAACCAGTTGCTGCAGCTGTACCTTGTGATTTTAGACCCTTAAGTCTTTCATTTTGGCTTGCAAAGGTAGCACCAGCAGCCATTTCCCCCGCTTTGTTAAATGTACGCTGTTGATCATTACCTAACCCAGCAGCTTTAATATTATAATCAAGTAATGTTTGTTGTTCATCAAACATAAGACCCATCAGTTGCTCACTGTGAGCACGATTCTGCTGTTTCATGGCAAAGTTTTTTGCCATACGGTTGAAGTCCATTTGAGAACCAGCATCGTCTACCGATCTTTCATAAGCCTTTGTAGCTTGTTGGAATTCGTATTTACGAATCGCCATTCCATGATCATAATTTTGCTGATTTATTTTCTCTTGGAATCTTATATTTTTTCTATCGTTTTTCTTTCTAATCTTTAGTGTTTCTTCTGCAAACTCCTGACTGCGAGCTCCTTCTTCGTTATTAAATTTCCAGTTAGCCTTATTCTGTTTGTGGGTTTTACGACGCAGTGCTCTTGCATGATCACCGCTGTCGTCGCCACCGCCACCACCAAGGAGTCCACCAACAAAACCTGTTACAGCTCCAATAGCAACACCGTGGGGTGTTCCACTCATTGCGCCCATTCCTGCGCCTGTTGCGGCACCGCCTATTGCATTACCTAGACTCATACCTACGCCCTCTTATAGAAACGTGGTGTGTAATTTCCTTCCCACATCATTGCGTTTACAGCAACTGGAAAGGGTGTGTTGTTAAACATCCTCAATTTAAAATTCTCCGTTCGTTGATGAATAGGTACTGTAAATACAGTTTCGTTATCTAGTGGAACATCATTTGCTAGATACGTATTAGCTTCAATGACAGGTGCAGTAGTAAACCACTCATCAATTGCAAAGACAATATTTGCGTTTGCTGCAGGCGCACTGCTAAAGACAATTGTGGTGTCGTTAGTAAAACTATATGCTGTAGTCGCAGCACCATTTACTGCTACTTTGATATCCGTTCTGTCTTGAAAGTCCAGATCTCGCTTGTTATATGTAAATGTTGTAGTAGTTCCGTCACCTGTAAATTCCAGCCTATATGGCTGACGACCTGTTTGTTTCAGCTTGAAGTTCATTGCACCTGACAGTCCAACTGAAAACTTCATTCTGGCAATTGTTAGGTTTGCTGTGAAATCTGTAATTGGTTTATCAGGTCTATAATATGTGGTTGGTAAATGTACATCAAAGTTGTATTTAAACCCTACGACAACATCACTGGCTACGCTTGTCAAGTCTTTTTTTTGAACAATAAAATATGGTCCGGTTCCATCTGTTGCCCTTTCTGGTGTAACTGTAAATCCTGATTCAACAAAACTTCCAGTACTCGTGTTACCTTTGATTACCATTACTGGAGTTAGTTCGCTAACATCGTTGTATGGCAAATAACATTTAGTTAAATCATTAGTAGAGTCATATACAACGCTTGACGCAGTTGCATATAAATCAATTGATGGGTTGACTTTCTGTCCTTCATTATTGACAATGATTGCTTGCTCAGGGCTTTGACTTAAAGCTGCTTTAGTCAGACAAAATTGATTGCCTTGTTTTGTCACAGCATACATATCATCTGAATGGATTTCAATAAACTGAGTTGTTCCTGGCATTGACCAGCTAACCCAGGCTTGCATCAGATTTTCTTTTCCATCACTGTAATAACGGAATATGTATACCCTATTTGAAGCTTGACTTGCTAGTGCAATCATTGAATTTTGTGGACTAGATACCAATTGATCAACATCTGGTGAAATCCATTCTTTAACTACTCGTGAAAGATCTAGTACTTGTGGGTTTTCTTGCTGACCTCGTGTAACCATACTAAATACACGAGTATATCCTGGTGTTTTAGTTAGAAAGTTTAGATTTGTTCCTACATCTACAGGTTGTATATTCTCATCCATTTCATAATTTGAAATAGCTCGGATTGTAGCCAGTCCTGGTGTCAGTACCCCACTATCTGAGTAAAGTACGAATTGCTGCCTAGCAGAAAATAGAACTACACCTTGTGCTGTTGGCAATACTGCATGTAGTCTCGTTGGTACAATAGATGAACAGCTTACATCTACCGGGTCTGAGTCGATTACAGTCTGTGCTGTTTTAAAATAGAAATTAAATGACTCGCCTGAACGACTCATGCATACATTGTCTTTTGAAAGAAAACCCAATCTATTGTTATGAAAAAACCCACTTGTAATTTTTGCTCCCACAAAACTTGGTTGACTGTTTGTGTCATCGTCGCCACAAAGTCTGTCAGTATATGCGATTCGTTGGAATGTAAATGTATTAGTTCCTGTATTGATTAATTCGTGCGGCATTGTTGAATTATCAAGACCCGGTGATGCATATGGTGATCTTGTTTCTTCCCAATAACCTTCACCACTTACACCATTATTTGCTTTGAAGGCTGCAAAATAATCATCTAAGATTGACTCGCTATTAACGATCTTAATTACATGATCATGATACGAGGAGCTTGGCAAAAGAGAGATGTTATCTACCTCATCCTGAACTGTTCCTAAATGGCTGTTTTGTAGACCACCCCGCGCTGTCAAAGAGAATGCTGTATCAACACCATTTACTACCCTTCTTATATCTAGACTTTCATTTCCTGCCCTAGTTACTGTCCATGTGCCGGTAAAGTTACTATTGTTTGCACTTTGCTGTGCAGCAATTAAACTATTAATGGCATCCTTTAAGTTATGGCCAGTCCTTGATGTAAGAATATCATCAAAAGAATAGTCACTTGTATGTGATGTGATAGATGTTTCTACACCTTGTATTGTTACATAGTACTTTGAATCAGGTGTTGCACCTGTTAGTACTATACTGCCACGTGCTCCAGCTGTGTAATTAGGTGTAGCCTGTGCATTAACATTAATTGAACTATTAATTACAATTGTTGTATCTTGTACGGTAATTAGTTTGTATTGCTTTTTAGTACCAGTTAGATAGGATTGTGCTCCACTCCCATATGTAATAGTACATCCAGCCCCTGTTAACGCATTCCATACAAATACTTCATTACCTTTGATGCAACCGATATATTCTTCATCATCATCTCTATTGATGTAGAACCATTTGGCATCATCATATGCTGTACCTGTTCCTAGGTTCGCAATATGCTTAAAGCCAGGTCTTTTAGTTAGCCCGTAAGTGGCATCTGGAAAACCGTTGTAGCACTCACGGACCTGACCGGGGAGCATTTTGTCATCTGATTGTTTTGAGACTCCACCTAGATAGTTGGAGATCCGTTGAGTTACTGCTGCCATTTATCGATAAAGTGCGTTGTATGGTTTGTAGCTGTTGTAGGTATTTGTATTACCTGGATGACCAAAGAATGTATAATCTCCTTGATTACATTCATACTCCATTGCCATCGCTCTGTTAAAAGCTTCTTTTTGTTGGAGTATCTGGTATTGATTTGCATCTCCAACAATTCTGCTACTAACTATTGTTGCAGCTCTGCTAGCAATAAAGTCAGCAATAGGTGTTGGAATATCTACCCAGTCAAATAGCCATGTGATGTCACATTCAATTTGTTTTGTAAATGTGTAAGTGTGATGAGCTTTGTCGTACAACTTGCCGCTTCGTCTAATCACTTCTAATTCTACATTTGATGAATTTTTTGTAGGGTCAATCTGTAGAATGTTGTTTGGAATAAGTATCTCGTTGTTAGTGTCGGGAGTCATTGGGTAGTGACTCTCTTTATTAAATGTCCATCCCTCAGCCTGTACTTCCCGAGAGACTTCTAACAAAGTCTGGTAAGCAATCGCAACGTCCGGGTTGGTTTGATCAAGGGTAGTCACAGGCGCTTGACCAC